TTCGGTAAAGGTGTTGATGTCCTCTTGGTTCGAGAACCGTACAAACATCGGATCCTGGGTGCTCGGTGATCCAATGGTCGTCTCCGTACCAAAACAAACCAGATGCCTGTCAGGCGTGGAGACCAGTGCATACGTGCTCTTTGTCGGGGCACCGCTGATGGCCGTGGCCCGTGAGCCAAGGCCCCCGCTCAAGTCCCAGCGAAAGATCCCCCCGTTAACAACCTGGCAGATAAGATCTTCACCGAACGTGTCCAACTGCCAGACACGGGAACTCAAGAAAACGCCAGTACCACTGGTTCTTGGCGTATTCCACGTGCTTTCACCCCAAGTGCCCACGCCCCAGCCAAAGTCAAAGAAGCTGACGTCTGTTCCAACGCTAATCTGGTAGGCGCCTACAACGGCGGCGCCACCGTCCTCATCGTCTGAGGCGTTGGCCGCAACAGGTGCGGTGATTGTGTAGTTGTCTGCGTCGATAACGGAGGTAATCTCAAACTCGGACTGCAGGATGGCTTGGGTTATGTTCCCACCCGCGCCAAGGCCGTCTGCACTCACGCCACTAAAGGTCACAAAATCACCCTCTAGGGCCCCATGGGCCGTGTCACTTACCGTGATGGTCGCGGACCCGGTGGAGGCGGCAAAGGTCACATCGCCGGGGTCCGTTGTGTCTCGCAAAGGCGTGATATCGGCCCAAGTACCACCAAAAAAGGCGTACAGCTTGCGCGATGTGCCTACGGCCGCATAGGGCGAGCCATCCAAGGCATTCCAAGTCAAAACCTCACTGGCTAAGCCTACGAGGTAGGACGCCGTGTTATTAAATTTTGTCCAACCGCCGAGTTTTTCTGGCAGCCCGTAACGAAAGCGAATAAAGTCGCCGTCAGTCCAGCCGCCTTCCGCACCGTATTCGGTGTTTTGTTTGTCGATTCCGGGTTTTAAGAAGAGTCGGGCGAGGGCCATTTATGCTACGAGTCCAGGAAGATAAACTGTTTTACCGTTTTGTTTCGTTGCGGTCAAGACCTGTTTTTTGTTGTCGGCAGGGTTAAAGCTCACGTGCACCCAGCCCGAATCAGGCACACCTACTGTATAGAACTCTAAAATTAGCTGCCTAAACTCGCAGTTGTCTTTAATCCACTCAGCTAACTCAGCATTAGCCACACCAGGAATCTCAATGTCGGCGGCAAACCCTTTGCAATGGTCCGATGTCGTACTTCCTCCAACCTTGGCGTTGACCAACGGGTGTCTAAACCCACTGTTGACTTTGACCCCCATGCCGTAGTGGTCCCGCACCTTTTGCAAGACGTTCTCGCACAGCACCCGCATATTCTCAATCTCGGTTTCATTGGGGTCGTTTGCCATGCCATAGCGCAAAGCCGTTTCCGACTTGGTCATCTCGGATAAGGTGAAGTTCTGGGTTAGGTTCATTTGTCGCCTTTCATCTTCATAATCTTTTCAAGGGTACGACCCCCAAAATAAAAACTCATAATGAGCATGCCCCACTGCCCAAGCAGTTCCACGTAGTTGTTGTTGACCTCAAGCTCCCAGGCGCTCATCAATCCAAAGACTGTGTATGTCACCAAAATAAACACCAGAGTCATGGGCCTGATGTTTTTGGAGAGCCACGAATCCGACTTCATATCAGCTTCCGCACGCTTGGTTAGCTCTTGGTTCTCGATGTTGTCTGCCTGAAGTTCAGCTAAACGCCCTTCGGCTTGAATCTTGGCAAGCTCTGCCATTGCTTTGTTTTTGGCTTCGGGGTCTGGTAATACTTTATCCAGTACCTTTTCACCAATGCTCATAATTGCGGCTAAAGGAATCATCTCACGCTCTCCATTGTGTTTTCGCCCTTCCGGACTGTCACTTTGTCGCCATCCACAGTCACGGACATTGGGTCACGGTCAGCCATCCGGTCAAGGCGGTCAATCAACTGCTTCATCACCTCAAACTCAGGCTTTTCTTGCTTTGGTGTAGCCCCGGCGATGTTGTTGAGCATGGAGATTAGGGCGGTCAGGGAAGCACCAAGCAGCCCCATCACCGCAGCCATCTTGCCTTCTGCTAGTTCTAGGCTGGCTAGTACGCCAATCACCACAATGAGCGTGATGTAGAAAAGGCCGTACCGACCGATAGACTTGCCTGCTACCTCTTTGGCGTTTTGTTGGGCATCCAGCCGATTAAGTTCAGCCCTGATGTCAATCTTGGCCCGTTTAAGCTCTTTGTCGTCAAACATGGTCTTTCTCCTTCATTGAATTTATGGCTGAGTAAGCACCCTTGCGCCCCACAATTCCACCAATGGCTCCGATGCATAACAACATGATGTCTTTCATTATCCCAAGAAAGGCTTCGTCAATGGGCGCAATCTTTTCCATGTCTTGGTCCACAAACATCACAGCAAACAGGATGCAGATTACGGAAATCGAGAGAATGCCAGCAAGTACCATCACAATGGTTGCCCAGACACGAACTTCTATTTGCTCTGTTGTTAGGTCTTTAAACATATCTATTTTGCGTACCTAAAAATAAACTCAACTGCCATCCACAAGAGCAAACAACCAACCACTACTGCGCCTGCTGACCCACCATAAAGAAGCATGTCGTCCCAGAACTTCTTTTGCATCATCTCCTGCTCTTGCTTCATGCGGATGCGATCAGCCCTGATTTTACGGCGCATCTCTAAGAACTTGCGGTACCCATCCAGGCTCCCGTAACCACCCTCAAGGTTAGCAAAGGCACCGTACAAGAACTCGTGGCGGATTTCTTTTTCCATCTCCATGAGTTTATGCTCGGCCTCAAAGACATTGAAGGCTTCTTGTGTGTCGTTGCCAAACTCTAAATTACCAAAGAGCTTGGGCTTTTGCGGCTTGTTTTTAGCCGTTGTGATGTGCTGCTCAAGCTGGTCTGCTAGCCCTGCGTATTTACTTAACTGACCCCAAACGCCTTCGGCCTCTTCAGCAAACTCGGAGGCTTTCTTGATGCCGTTCCATACCGCCGAGGCTGCTGCCAGGATTGTTATTGGGTCCATGGTTCCTTACTTCATAGGTTTATTCCGAATTTTGCATCACAAGGTTAGCCTAACTGTAAATGATGTGGTTTCTGATTGTAGTGATATGACCCGTAATGAGAACACTGCACCCAAGGGGCAACAAATATCTTAATACCTGCTTTTCTTGCTCGCATACAAAACAACACATCTTCACCCCAAAACTCATTATTCACACGTTCATGCCCAAAAAAATCTAATGTTTCAACCCGCAACTCTGGCGTAATGACTTCAAAGTAAGTTTCTACAGTTTCAGCTAGTTTTTCAAAGACCTCACGCTTAATTAGCATAAACCCTGTGCCGACATTGATAACCTCTAATAGCTCTTTATTGTTTGGTTTGTCTTGCTTGTTAACAGGTAAAAAAACGTGCATGGCAGTATGTTGTTCTAACTTGTTAGCAGGCACACCATCTTTTACAGCCTGTTCTACATACTCCCAATTGATCTGCTTTAAGGGGTATGTTCCAGCCACAATGTCTTGATCCTGTTGAATAAGAGCAAACACATCCTCAGCCAAAAATCCTACGTCTTGGTCGATAAACATAAAGTGCGTAAAGTCAGTTTTTAAAAAATCTGCAACCAAACGGTTTCTAGCAGTCCAGATATAAGGGTTATTCAGCGTCTGTGCAAAATGTGAATGAACACCTAGTTTCCCAAGGTTATACCCAAGGTTAAAAATACCCTGCACATAGTTATAAGTTGCCCCACCAAAAAACGGCGTTGCAATAAAAAGTTTAACCTCTTGTGGGTGAACCATTTATTCTTCCGTTTTTACTTTAACCCAGCTTACTATCACCTCATCCCAAATGTATTCCCACGGCTCTGCGCCTTCTGGGTACGGCACGGGGCTTGACCAAGTAAAATCGAACGAGTTCCAAACCCACGAAGGGTATGGTTGTCTGGCGTAAAACTCATCGTGCTTACGGGCCATCCACTCAACCTCTGTAATGACTTCTAACACACCGGCAACCGTTAGGTCAGCATCGTCATCGCAAGTGCCGTAATACTTTGGCGCACGAAGGTACACGCCTGTTGGGTCAAGCTCCACGGGCCAAGTCGATTTATCTGCCCAATCCAACACAAGCCCTTTAATTTTAGGCATGGACGGCCCTGTGCGTTGCGACTCCACCGTACACGGCACTTTGGTCTTTGCGTCTACTTCAGTAATAACGATATGTTTCATTTATGCTGCCTCTTTAAGTCTAAGCCAACGAGTTTTGCTGGAAAGCGATCTACACGTCTTACACCTGCGATGCCCGTTGTACCAATAAATATTTTCTGAGCTAAACAAATGCCCGTGATCGCAATGTGTTTTAGCAATGCTTTTTTGTATCACCCAGTTATTAAGTTGATTTTCTTTTGGGGTAACTGCTCTTAAATGTTCAGGATTCCAGCATTTTGTATTTTTGCATATATGGTCTATCTGAAATCCCTCAGGTATATTTTTACTAAAATGTTCGTACGCCCATCTATGGATACCAATTCGTTTTTTGTTTACTTTTACATCTGCGTACCTAGTAGAAGGTTGCCCCAAATAAATCCAGCACCCATTTACATAGTTTGTTTTACGACGCAATTTTTGTTCAACAGAAATCACACCGCTACCCTGCGAACGGCGCGAACAGAGCGGCTAAGGCTCTTAGCGCCGTTGGTGCCCTTGGTGCTCTGAATGCCATCATCGAAGTTCTGAACGAAAGCGACCGACGCGCTGAACTCTGTACTAGACCAGTAGAAGAGCGCAGCAAACGCTTCTGTGTTACCCGTTTGAAAATCAGTCGCAGCAGTCTGGGCAGGAGTCCCCGCCGTGTAGTTGCTACCCCTGCTAGGTACGGCATTAGTATTGGTGCTTGAACTTGTAGTGTTGTTTGTAGTCGTCGGCTTTAAGTTAAAATAACAAACTTCTAACTCATTTTTAGCAGGCATATACCAGTCGCTAAACCCTCCGATTGTCAGCCCTTCGCAAAATTCGGCAGCAGGGTGCGAGGCGTTGTTCATGTTAGAGCTATTAGTAGGCCCGTCAATGACCGAACTTGTGCCAGCGGTGGCACCGGTCGACGTTTTCCACTGTTTGCTGGAATTTTCACCTGACGACTTGGGGGCGATTACAAGGTTGTAGTCTGCAACTCCGGTACCCGCTGTTGAAATTTGCCCAGCAAAAAACCCACCGCCAAAAGGATCGCCGATAGCGGGAGGCCCAGAAGGCCCAAAACTCATGCCCAACAGGGCTAAATGGATGCCACTCATGGTGCTACATTTCCTGAAATAACACAGACCGTTCCACTAATAAACAAAATGGTACAGATGCCTCGGGTCGCAAGATC